TACAGGAGCAGCATAATAACAGTGAGAGTTGTAACGGAAAGAAGCAGCAAGACGGAAGATATTCCTCATCTGCTCATCCAGAGTCTTACCATTCACTTTGCTGGTAAGAAGATTCATCAGAGAAAACCATTCACCAACTTGTACAAGACCATTCTTCTTTTTGTAAGCAAGTTCACGATAACTTGCCTTGCCTTGCTCATCATACCTCACCAAAGGATAATCAGTCGTGAAAGCATAAACCTCAAAGGGAATATTGACTTTCTTACAAAACCAGACAAGGTTGAAGAGTTGCTTGACAGTATCCAACATCACATCAGACATTGACCCAGACCAGTCAAGAATAAACACCAGACCGTGATTCTTACCATCGGCAAGGGTGGTTACCTTCTTGAAAATATCTTCATTGTATTTGTAGGTATGAAGTTTGGAGCAATCCAATACACCAGTGCGGGAAGTTGTGGCACGGGCATAGGAATCTGCTGCCTTGCGACACTCAAACTCTTTCACAAGATAGTTGACTTCCTTTTGTGCCGACCGTTTGAATTCTACAAACTCCTTATCAACTTGACCAAAGATATTTTCGTAAGAATATTCCCTCTCCTCAAGAAAACTATCCCAAGAATTCTTACAATTATCGTGAATTTCTTGGTTAGGGACAATGACTTTATCCAATTCAAGTTTAGGCAATTCAAGATAAACATTCTCATATCCATCATTATTGACAAGTTCTTTCAGTGCCTCTTCCAGAGACTCCATTGTCTTGACTTCAGGTTCTTCATCTTTTTCACCACCCCCATTTGAGGGTTGCTGTTGAGGTTTCTGCTGAGGATTTTCCTCAGAAGAGGGAGCACCTTCAGACCCTTCAGATTCAGGTTGGTCGTTTTCACCTTCCTGCTGATTCATAAAATCAGAGGCAGGTTGCTGACTCGCACCACCATCCTGCGACTCCAGATTATCCAGAGAAATTTTAGTTTCTTCCTGCTGCTTTTGCTTACAATACTTATACAGTGCCTCTGCTGCCACCAGCACATCGGCAAAGGTCTCAGTATCAGCAATCAGATTGATGATTTCAGTCTCTTCACCACTCTCAACAGGAATATCTACATAGTTGCCAACCTTGAACCACAAATTAGCACGGTCGGCAAGATTATAGGTTTCGATTTTGTCATCTTTGATTTGAAAGAAGTCATCATCAGCAAGTTCTTTATATCCATTGAAGAAAGTCTTTGCCAGACCAGCATAACGACGTTTCATCAGTTTCTCAATGCGAGCATCCTCAACCACATTCACAAACTGTGGAGGAATCTTGTGCTCCTTCAACCAATCCTCATCGGGCGTTTCCAATGCGTGTCCGCACTCGTGAGCGACAAGAAGGTCATACACAGTGTTGCTTGCCTTTTCCCACATTGGTAGAGTCAGCACACGAGTGTGGACATTGAAGCAAGCAGTCTCTACTTTCTTGTGCTCTACCACCAAATCTTCAGTGGCAAGCAGTTTGGCAAGTTGAGATTTGATTTCGTGGCGAACAGACATCGGATTTGTTTCGTATGACCCTATTATACGAAAAAAGGAGGTCTTGCGACCTCCAAGTGGACACTTTGAGAAGTGGTCTCAATCCTCAACGAAGCGATTATATTTCAAATCTCTCTTCAGTTTTGATTGGTCTTGCCCGTGCATCTTACCTGCTTTGGTAGTTCTATAATCTCTATTTTTTTGAATTCTTGGTTTTGGTAGTCCTTTCCTCTTACCACTTGCATCTTTGCGACCCCAATGTTCTGCATCAGCGTGGCGTTCAGCGTGTTCTCCTGCCTTTTCTCCGTGCTTCTTAACGATTGCTTTTTTAATCCTATCACCTTGGGCGTGAACTTTAGAACCATACTGATAATCAGCATCTGGGTCTTGTGAGCGTGCATAAGCACTCATTTTAGTTTTGAGGCTGATTTCATCAAGTTGCTCAACTTCTTCAACAATACTATCCCTCCACTCTTCACTCATATTTGCCATAATAGCAAGTGCTGCCTGATTGGTGTCAGCATAACCTTCGACAACTAGGTGCTCTAGAATAACATCAAAAATATCAAATTCCACTTCTTCTTTTCTATTTTTACTTTCAAGTTCATTGCGACGAGTTGAGGGACTATTCATAGCATTACGACGGCGATTCTGCCTCATAGCTTCTTCAGCATCTCCCCTATTCAATGCCGATCTTTCTGTCTTATATGCCTTCCCCACTTGTCTTTCGATTCTTTCTTTGTTTGGAGACTTATATCCCTCTTCAACCCGATTAAATTCTTCTTTCATTTTCTTTTCTTCTGGACTAGAACCAAAAGTGCTATGGACCAGTTTATCTAACTTTGTATGAAACTTTTCTTCTTTCTTTTTAGGAACTCCACCATTCTTTGCTTCTTCAGCAAGTTTTAACTCATTTGGAGCATACTTAACTTTCTTACCGTCTTCACGCTTCACAGTATAATACTTCTCATCTTCCTTACCATCAGGTTTGTCAAGTTTAACAACCTCACCTTCCATTCCACTCTTCTTACAAACAACTTCATCACCAACTTTAAAGTGTGATTCGGAAAGATTAGCATAAATGGAAGAATATGCTTCCATTAATCCTACAATTTCTTGATTTCTCATTTTTTATAAGACTTTTTAGTTATTTATAAAAAAGAAGAAGCGCCCCCAGAGAGGCGCTTCTTGAGTGCTTGGCGACGTGCCTTTGCTTGTCGGAGTGCTTGCGGTTTCAGTTTCCGCTTCTGCTCCTTCTTAGAGTGGTGCTGCCAATTTGGAAGTTTCATTAGTCTTGTGCTTGTGAGGACACACTACTATCTATATTCGTAGAAGTCAAGGAGTCCAGTTGGGAAAGTGTCCCGCTTCTCATTTTTTTCATATTTTCACTTCTTCTTTTTCTTTCATCATCACTAATATTCAGTTTTGTTCCAACTTCTAATCCGGGTGTTAATCCTCTTTTATGATTAGGCAATCTACCCCTAACAAATCCTTCAGGTTGTGTTTCACAATATTTACACTCCACACCATTATTCCACCATTTTTTATTTTTAGTCCAAGTATTTTTTCCTTTATTACTATCAGATACTTTTTTAGACCATTCTTCTTTTTGTTGTTGAGTTCTATATCTTTTAACTCCACTTTGAGATTTACTCATTCTTTGTCTGGAAATATCTGAATGTCTCCCTCCTTCACCACCTTCTTTGAGATTATAAGAAGGTCTCAACCACTCAATATAGTGCTTTTCCAATTCATCAATATTATCATCTTCTCTCACTTCCTTGATACAAATAATTGAAAAATTTTCTACTCCATATTTTTTTAACGCCCTATGAAAATAATCTTTAGGTGTAATTGATGCTGATTTATGAGTAGAAAATCTCCAACTTATTGTTCTTGAAGTTTTACCAATATAAAATTTACCATTTATATTATTTGTAATTTTGTAGATAAATCTCATTTAATACTTCATCTAGACTAAACTATTTATATCGGTTTAATTCTAGAAAATCCTTTTATTTTTTCAAATGAAATAACATTATCAAATTTATCCTGTAAGTCTGTTTTATGAGAAATTACAAAAACATTTGTGTCTTTTACAACATACTTAATAATTTTTAAAAACTCATCAGCACCAAATCCATCAAGAGAAGAGTCAAAAACTTCATCAAATAAAAGAATATTACAATTTACAGAATTTTTGACTCTTGCCACTTCACGCCAGGCAAACAACAGGGCAAGGTCAATTCTTGCCTTTTCACCTTCAGAAAATGAAGAGTATGAGAAATCTTCGTGAATAGGTGATTTAACATTCTCATTGAATTCAGAATCCAATTCAAAATTAATATAAAAATCCATCATTTGAAGATAACGATTAACCTGCTGATTTATGAATGGAAGATACTTTTTAATAATCTTCGTTTTTACACCATCATCCTTGAGTAAGGAATAGGCAAAATCGTAATAAACGATTTCTTCTTTTTTCTTTGAGAGGTCTTCGAATGTTTTTTGGAGATTTTCTTTAAATTCTTCTAGTTTCTCATGTTCAGTATTTCTGTTTGCAAGGTTTTGGGTAATAGTTTGAATTTCAGTTTCAAGATCTCGGATTTGTCGCTGGTTAAGTGATATCCGAGTATTGTTTTGAGAAATCTCATGGTTGAGTTTTGTAATCTCCTTAGATAGAGCAATAAATTGACGCTCTCGTTCTTGTTCTATCTTTATGGTCTCTTCCAGGTCTTCATAACCCTTCTTGAGTTCCTTTGCTTTATTTTGAGCGTCTGTAATTCTATTTAACCGAAATTCTTCCTCAATAGTCTGAGTACAAGTGGGGCATACCGTATTCTCAGTGAAAAACTTATGCTCTTTCGTAATGACAGATACTTTCTGGGAAATTTTACCTCTTAGATTGTTTAGTTTTACTAACTTTTCACCAGCACCAACAACTTCTTCCTGCTCCTTTGTATATTGAATAATGCCTTCCTCGGTCTTAGCATTTTCAATCATATAAATGCCAACTTCTTTGTCTAGATTGGCAATCTTTTCTTTATTGGCATTTATATTGGCATTTCCACGATTCTCAAGTTCTTCGATGAAGTTTTGCTGCATCTTCATCTTCTCTTTCAAATTCTCTTTACGCAACTCAAGAGATTTCACTTGATCTTTCTGTGTGCGAATTCTATCCTTGATGAGATTATTCATCGCAGAGAAAATACGAATATCCAAAAGATCTTCAATCACCTCCCGACGATGTGCCGTTGGGAGTTGCATAAAGGGCACAAAGGTGCTACTACCCAAAATTACAATCTGAGTGAAAGACTTGTAATTTACTTTGAGAATATTTTCTTCCAGAATTTTTTGATTTGCGCGGTCATCTGCTTCCTTATGAAGTGATTGACCATTTACTTCAATGTCAAAAACATTTGGTTTAATTCCACGGCGGACAAGATAATCTCTACTATTCGTCGAGAATTCAATTTCAACTAAACAATCTTTTTCATTTGCAGTATTGACTAGTTGTGGTTTATTGATTTTACGAAATGGTTTGTTGAAAAGAACAAAAGTAAGTGCATCTAGGATAGTAGATTTACCTGCACCATTCGTCCCAATAATCAGATTTGTATTGTGCTTCTCAAAATCAACCTCAGTCCACTGATTACCAGTAGAGAGGAAGTTTTTCCATTTAATCTTGTGAAATACTAGCATTTTTAGGAGGAATTACAATATCGTCAGGAGTGATCACAGCATACTTGTAATTATAGAGCTTACAAGTCTTTATGGCAAGGTCGTCGTCAACTTCAACAACATCCATTTCTTGGTCTTCTTGGTCTTCAAGCATCAAAGCATATCGAGTAGCATCATCTTCTTCTTCAAAGAGAAATAAAACTTTATGTCCGTATTGGTCTTGGACGGCATAAGCACCATCGTCTTTTCTATCTTTGAGAGTGAGAAGAAACATTTACTCTACCTCGCAAGCTTGTCGATAAAGATCTTGAAAAATACCTTTGATAATGTTTTTATCAAATTCAAACTCTGCTTCGTCAATATAACGATTTAGAATTGACATTGTATTTTCTTCTTCATCAATCTCAAAATCTTCGTTTTCCTGAATATCAAAGTTTTCTACAATCTTGAGATCTTGGATACCTGCCGTGTAAAGTTTGTCGATAAACTTCTCAAAATCTTTTTGTTTAGATTTTTTACGAACGATTACTTTGACAATCTTGTTTTCATATTCGGTAGTGTCGAATAGTTGGTAAGGAGTATCCTCATAATAAATGTTATAGAATAATTTATAAGGATTGTTGATTGGAGTGTGCTCTAATGTTTCCGTATCAAAAATATGGAAACCACGAGTATCATTCACATCAGTCCAATACATCT